AGATTTAATAGTACTACCTAAACGAATACTATTCCCAAATCTACCTTCAAATATATTATCCCCAGTAAAGGGTAAAATAGGGTGAATATTTGTTTTTTCTTTAAATTTACCACCACTATCATTTGATGAGTTTAAATTTATATCAGTAGATTTATCTGTTACTCTCCCAACATTTCCATCCTCAATAGATTTATAATCTTTTCTTTGTGATTCAGATATAGTATTACTATTTAAAGGATTTGGGTAAGCATTATGATGTGGGTGGTTCCATAATGATACTACATTAAGATAATAAAAAATTTCATCATCCGTTAGATTACCTAATGAATTAGTGTTTGGGAAAGCTATTAAAAAAACAATTTCATTTTTTAAAGGAAAAGTTTTTGTATTAGCTAGCAAGGGTTTAGCTATTTTTGTATTTGCTGTTTCTTCTGAAAGGAAATTAATTAGTTCATATTTTATAGTACCAATACTATTCCATTCTCCTAATTCTTTAAAATTAGGGTGAGTTTCATCTAAAATAACATCAACTACACGAACTGGGGTTAGTTTATTAGATATATTTCCAATTCTTCTATTTATAACATCAATTGATGAATTAACAGAGTAAGGTTGATTTTGTCCTGTAAACCCAAATTTACTTCCTATCATTTTTTATCTGAATTAGGGGTTATTTTTTCTAATTCTTCAAGTAATTGTTGTTTTTCCTCTTCGGTAATTCCCAGCGATTCTTCACCACTACTACTATTCAACGCGCGTTGCACGATAGTGGACATTTTAATTAATTGTTCGTCGTTTTTTACACCAATTTCCAAATATTCTTTAATAAGTGGGACAATCAAAGTTGCATCCCCTATATCATTGATAAGAGGCTTAAGTTCAGCAATTAACCCTGATATTTGTTTTTCTTTTCTTTTCTGGTTATCGTATATTTCACCTAGTATATCCGAGAATTTTTTCTTCCCAAATACCACACTATCTAATGATCCCATAATATTTATTTTGTTATAAATATAGAATTAAAAAAATCTTAAAATTTAGCATATCCGTTTTCAAGATAAAAAACATAGTTTGTTTTAAAGATATCATATAATTCATTAGATATCTTAGTTATTTTAGGGGTTTTCACATCTATTATTTCTCGAATGTAGATGTAAAGTGCCTTTTTATTAAAAATTTCTAAATTTTCTCTATTCCTAAAAATTTCAAGTATTGCATCTGCTACTTGGGCATCATTCTTTTTTGGAAATAATTCAAATATATTTTTACTACAATGTTCTACATATAAATCTAAATACTTATCTAGTTCATTTTTAGAGTTATCTTCCATAGTATAAAAATGGGTAGTACCCTCTTTATCTAATTCTCCAACTTCAGTTTTGTTTATTTTTTTATTGTAATTTTTAGTATTATATAATATAAGCCACCTTTTAACTATAGTTCCAAAATACGAATATGCTTTAGCCCCACGAGTGGGATCAAATAAATGTATTTTAGATAAAAGAAAGGTAATTATTTCGTGTTGTAGATGTTCTAGTTCTTCAACTTCGGTATGATAAAATTTAAATGTGTGAATTATATTCTGGGTAAGTTTAAAAAATGCATAGTGAATATGCCTCTCATATATTCTACTTCTTTCCTCAAAATCTTTAGAATTATTATATAATACTATATAATCCTCTGTTTCTTGAGTAAAGTAGTTTTTACTTTTAGGTTTTCTTTTTTTTATCATAAAAAATTTAATTTTTGTATTGGGAAAGAATATTTTGAATCTTTTTTATTTCGTTGAAAAACCAACCAATTTCGTCATCAGATTTAAAAACTTCTTTCTCATCTATCTCTTTCAATTTCTTTTCAGAATTTTTAATTATTTCTGAGATAGAGGAGATATATTTTTGTTGAGATATAATTATATCTTCGGCTTTTTCGTTTTTGAATAGAAGATTAATGGTCGTGTATCCTAAAATCACGACCATTGCTCCTAAAGTTATTATAGTTTCTATCATATTATAAATCGTCTAACATATTTTTTAAACCAACACTTGATATGCTACCTAAAGCTTTGGTTTTTGTATTAGTTTTATTATTCAATGTATAACTCTTCTTTGGTGTTTCCAAATTATCTTGTTTTTTCTCTTTAAATTTAGGCAACCATTCTTTTTCAAATTCAACTCTAGCAGCCAATAAGTCTGCTTGGTGTAAGATATATGGTAGACATGTTCTAGGTTTCTGTTCTGGCATGAAGTTTAGTAAATACTTTTTATTGCCCTCATCATACAATCCATCATGAGTCTGAATAGCTACCATCTCATTAAAGGTATATGAAATACCATGTGATTGGAGTAGAAATAGTCCTCGATCTGGAACGGAAGAAAATGGGAGCTGATTATTAAACATGTAATCTTCTCCTAATTTATCTTTCCTCCACTGGTCTGTCTGCGGGATATACGATTCATATTTTTCGTCACCCATTTTGCCGAGGTCATGATTGATAGCGGAAAATACCAACTCTTCTACCGTAAAAGTCGACATATCTGCATCAAACTCGTTCCACACCGAATAGAGCTTAAGAGATGCTTTTACTACTCTATTAACATGTTCTACATACCCCCCAGGGAAGGCATTATGGTATTCTTTTTTATGAGCGGCTGGCATTATAATAAGCCTATCTTCATATTTTTTGTAGAATTCCAATAATTTTTCTTTTCTAGGAGAAGAAATATATTGATTGATGTTATTTAAGAATTGATCCCAATTCCCTTGAATCTGTTCAGCTGTTAATTTCATAACCGTTTATATTAATTTAAAACTTATTTACTTCATTTGGTGATAAAGGCTCTGCTTCTATCATACTTTTTAAATCTTCAACAACATCTAATCCTTTTTGTATATTTTGGATATAAATCTCAATTGGTTCTTGTGTTTTAACGATACGTTGCAAATTGATTAAAGTAGACTCAAGATACTCTACTTTTTTTTGCATTAGACTTCTATTTCTCATTTTATATTAGTTATTTTGATTTCTCCTGTTCCATCCCCCCTCTATCTCTACTCCTTCTCATTCCCTTCTCTCTATATCTTTTAAACCCGTGATATAAAGTTATATAGAATTTTTTATGAAGTCAAGGGATTTTTCAAATTCCTCGAGGAAATTTTTAATTTTAAAGAGGTGGGCACATTTTTCATATTCTTCATTTTTTTCAAAATATAAAATAGATTGTTCTAAATTATAAATTAATTGTTCTGGGTTGTAACACATTAAAGCATCAATATGTGCATTATTATCTATATCAACTTGGTTAATATAAAAAAATGCTCTATTAAATGTAACAAATGCCGTATACTCGTTTATACCTTCTTCACTATATACTTTTTTAATTTTATCAAGAGAAAATTTTAGTTTTTGAAGAAAAATTTTGTTATTAATAATTATCTTATTAAACATCCCAATTTTAGTATATGGGCTATCCATAAAATCTTCGTGGACATCCATAGTATTGGGACTATCAAATAAACTAAATATTTTTTCCTTGGAGATCATTTATAAAATTATAGCATTTGTATATAAATACTAATTAAGTATATTTTTCTCCTATCAATGTAATTATATTTTTAGCCTCCTCCAAATCCACTTGGAAAAATTCTCGTTGGTTACTTATTCTATATTCTTTTAAAAATTCATGAATTTCAGCTTCCATTAAGTTTCCATCAAAACATTTAAAAGCCCATTCTACTTTAAAGGGTATAACTACTCCAGTAGAAGAGGATAACTGTTTTGCTCTTAATTCTGGAGTTAGAGTTGTATATCCAATTTTTAGAGTATTAGGTATAGAAGGGTTAGAAAGAATATATATCCATTGGTTTCCTTCTCCTCTATTAACATAAATATCATTTCTTTGAGATGTGTAATAAGTAACTTTTTCCCATCCATTTTTTGCCATTTCCGGATCGGGGTAAGGACTTATAGTATAATAAGAAGCTCTATAAAGATTTCTATTTACCATATCATCATCTAAGGGAGTATATTTTTTTGCCTGTTCAAGAGTAATCTTTTTCATAATATATTATTTATCTACGATTATTTTGAACTGTTTTTCTATTACTACTTGTTCTCCTATATCTGCATTAAAAGTAGTTTTAATCATTATTTTTAAAGTATCTCCAACCATATCTTTATCCAAAAAGAATTGTTGACGTGGGCTATAAGTATATTTACTATAAGTTCCAAGAGCAGATTTAGCATATGGGCATTCCCAACAAAAATTCTTTTGTATTTGATACCCTGCAATG